GGAAAACCAGGTGTAGGCAAAACAAGATTAGCATGGGTTTTATCCATTGATTTTTTGCGTGAGTTAGGACTAAATGAAGAACAAATGAAAGAATATGCATCGTATATTTACTTCAGGAAAACAGGAGAAAAATATTGGACAAATTATAATGCAGAAATGCATAAGATTTGTGTCTGTGATGATGCTTCTCAACTTTTTGAGGAGCATGGTGAAGGAGTTCCGTTTTTTGCGGAAATAATTCACTTAGCAAATAATGCTGAATGTCCCTTGAGTGTTGCAGAAGTAGACCTTAAAAAGTTTGCTCGTTTTAACTCTCAGGTGATAATTTCCACAGATAATAATCGAAATCCAAATTTGAACAATATTCTCCGTGATCCTGCCGCCTTTAGGCGAAGAATTGATCTACAAGTAGAAGTCAAAGTCAAACCAGAATTTGGTGACTTATATTCAGATCGAGGCCAAAGTTGGTATCGTTTGAAACCCGACTTATGTCTCTCTGAAGAACTTCGCACTGATGTTTATATTTTCGACATCACTGATCCTGTTTCTGGGAAGATTATACACGAAAATCTTACTTATGATCAATTATTCACAAAAATGAAAATAGGATTGATGCAGAACCATAAAGAATTCATTAATTTTGGTTCAGCTCTCCACAAATACGCTTTGAGAGGACGTCCTTCTGATGTCCCACATGATGAAGACCTTGTTCGCGTACAAGGCATTTCAGAATATTTTCCTCAAATATTTAGGAATTCCCCTTCTGGGAGTTCTTATTCTGAAATTCTTGGTAATCCTTTTAGTAATCCTTTTAGTTCTGGATTTCAATTTCCAGACATGCCAAGAATTAGTACTTCGGATGCGACCTGTGGCGCATTCAATTTTATTAAAAACCACAGATGGACTATAGCTGCAAGTTTTGTAGTATTGGTCCCTTCTCTCTGTTATGTAATTTATAATTACATGTACCCAAAACGACAATGGAAACGACAACGGAAACATGAAGAACCTCTTTCTTATGAAGAAGATGGTCAACGATGGTATGAAGTACCTGGTGTTCGCAAATTTCGATATCAAATCGGATGGAGCGAAGATCAGATCTTTGAAGCTGTTTTAGATATTGCAGAAGACTTTGACAGGTTGGATGCACAATATGATGGCTTCTATGATGATTTACACAATCTTAGTCAATGGTTTGACGGACATTTTAAGTTAGTTGAACCTGGGGAGAATGTTGATGACTTATTTACATTCTGGTCGCGAGTTGCGACAGAATCAAAAAGTAGGAAACAGAAACCCCGGATGAATAAGATTGTGCAGATCTTACAAGAATATAATCGTGAAGACCCAAAGAAGGCGACTAAAAAGCAAGATAAAACGAAAGCTAAGCAGACGATTAGAGTAGAAACTTCAAGTAAGTTTCATAGTAAAGAAAAGATTTCGCTAGCCGAAGCATACACAGATTCAAATTCGACAGAATATTTTAAACAAAAAGTTTATTACAATTTGTATCGTGTAGTTGCTGGCTCAGCTGGCTTTTCTAATGCTATGCACCTTTTATTTATAAAAGGTCGTGTAGCTGTTACTGCGCGTCATTTATTATATGATACGCGCTTACCTAATCAGAAAGCTTATATTACGATTGACAATGCGAATATAGCCGCCCCTTATAAGATCCCTATGGAAGAGATTCGAGTACTTAGTTTACCTAATGATGATTCCACCTACAAAGACCTTGTCTTTTTAGTTTTCCCGGATAAAGTACATCAACACAAAGACATAACTTCAATGTTCAATACACGTCAAGAATTGGAAAATTTAGGCGCTATTCAAGCGCAATTGACCTGTTATGAATTATTTGGAGTTGCATCTAAATTAGACATGTTTGTAAACATGAAATTTGTTGTTGATGGAAAACCGAAAACTGAAAAGTTACGAAGTCTTGCAGATGATGGAACAATCATTACGTACACTGACTACTTTGAGTATTTAGCTGAAACCTTCCCAGGATGTTGTGGTGCGCCCATTATGGCATTAGATGCCAGGCAACCTAAGAAAATATTAGGTATCCATATTGCTGGTAAAACTGGCACTGGATATGCACAAGCAATATCTTATGAAGAAGTCGAAGCTGTACTTTCCGAAATCAGGCCGCAATGCTTGGTTTCTGCCCCTTCTATTGATAGTATAGGAACAGAAAAATTAGAGATTCCGCACTCTATGATGCAAAGCGGATACTATCCTTTGGGAACAGTCACTCAGGCTGTTTTCACTGCTAAACAATCCCAAATAAGTGAGTCTCCGATTCATGGATTGGTTACAGAACCAATGACAAAACCGGCTAATTTAGACGATTTTGAGCACAATGGTGAAAAAGTAAATTTAGATTTCAATATGGATAAGTACTTCGGTAAAAACGATGTATTTATTCCTGATGAAGATCTGGAAATACTAGAAAACTATGGTGTTCAATGTTTTGCTATTGATGATGAAAACCAATACTTGATGCGAAAACTTACTTATGACGAATCGATTCGGGGGATTCCTGGAGAGGATCTCCCCTCAATGAATCGACAAACATCTCCCGGGTACCCATACACCCTTACGAAAAAAGGTATGGGAAAAACTCAGTGGCTTGGAAAAGAAGGTGAGTTTGATGTTGACAATGAAGAATTGAAAACTGATGTAACCTACCTAATAGACCAAGCTGCGCAAGGCATACGAGAGCCCGTTGTTTTTACAGCACTTTTCAAAGATGAAAGACGACCGATTGCGAAAGTAGATCAAGGGAAAACCCGCATTTTTGCTGGTGGACCCATGCATTTTACAATAGCTATTCGGATGTTTTATCTTGGATTTTGTGCTGTTTTTATGAGACAGCGGATACGAAATGGATCCCTTGTTGGTGCAGACGTTCATTCACAAGATTGGACGACTTTTGTCAAATACCTTAATCAGGTAGCTGATGTAAATGAGCCAAATTTTCTGGCAGGCGACCACAGTAATTTTGATGGTTCTTTGAATCTTCAATTGTTGTGGGTAGTTTATCGGATTATTGAGCGACTTTACAAACGCGTTGACAATCTCACCACTTATGTTTTATGGTCATCTATTTGTAACAGTGTTTTATTATTTAAGAAGGTTTTGTATATGTTAACACATTCACAACCGTCTGGAAATCCTTTAACTACTGTTATAAACACGATGTACGATGAAATTTTATTTTTCTATGTTTTGTTATTGCTTTTACGAGAGATAATTCGTGGAGACGATGAAGAAGCTGCTACAAAAGCTAGTATAATCATTAAGAAAATTACTGACCATTTTAGAATGGGAGGTTTTGGAGATGATTTGATAGCTGTGTTAAGTCATGATTTGCGAAGTCTAATAACTCCTGATGATATAACTCAAAAGATGTTATCATTAGGACATAAGTTTACAGACGAAGCAAAAAGTGATGGAAAGCAGGTCTATCGGACGCTTCACGAAGTGTCTCTTTTAAAACGCAAATTTGTATATGAACCAACTATGTCTCGATGGTTAGCTCCTTTAGAGCTTTCCGTTATTTTAGAGATGTTGAATTGGGACAAGTGCAAAACGAAACGAGAAAAATATGAACAACTTAGCACAAACATTCAAACTGCTTGTGTTGAGTTTGTTTATCATGGCAAGGAGGTTTATACGAAGTGGACACAGAGAATTCAGGCTGCTTTGGTGGAACAGGGTCTTGAGGGGAAAGTTAAAATGCCTTTGATGGCATTTAGCGATTTCCAAGAGATGGTTTACCGACGCGGCGTGGGTCTCAAATCCAATTTTGAGAATTTCCTGCCTGTGTAAAGATAAATTTTATGATTAACCTATGATCCGTGGCAAATCCCGAAAATAACTAAAGACCAAAGGTCGCAAGACCCGGAAAATCTTTTAGTTGTAAGTAGGAACAGAACCCGGAACCGCTCAGGCGTGTGTTAGGCGTACGTGTAATTCGTACGGGATCACTGGAGGTTATAAAACAAATTTACGAAATTATGGTTGTATATATCCACAATATTCTGATAGTTGTAAGTTAGATGTGGGGACAACCACTAGTCGAGAGGTATTTACCTCTATAGCATGCCTGTGTGCGACTTAAAATAAAGGCTAAGCATGCCAACTGTAGGCAGTACATATTGATACGAATGTACTGTTGAATTTTAAAGTATTGCTGAAACTGTAGATATTAGTCCAATGAGTAGAATGATGGCCGCACCAAGTAGTGGTGGCGGCGCGTCCTTAGCTGCCAATACGTCTGAAGAAATGGATCTCTTACCAAAACAAATCTTGACATTCCAGGAAGTTGCCCCTGCACAGGAGCAAACTATTCCAGGAGAGTCAGAATTGTCGGAAGAGCTCAAATCAACAGCTATTGAAGGCCGAGGACATAATATAATCGACTTTTTAGAACGAGTTTACAAGATAGCAGATGGAACAATACCAGAAGGTGGAGCTCCAGGTGATATCTTGAATTCTCTACAATTTCCGGACGCCATGCTAGGTTTAAAGCAAATTCGCAATAAGATCTCAGGTTTTATGAACTTTCGTGCAAGTGTTGAAGTTACTTTTGTAATAACAGCACAACCTGCCCAATTGGGTGGGTTACGATTATCGTATTTCCCAGATATTAATGCTGATCAGTTGAATCTTAGGACTCAACATGTTTTGCAACTATCACAGTGTCCACATATCACAATTAACATCACGAAGAATCAAAATTCAGCTATCAAGCTGCCTTGGATTTCCCCGTACACCCATCGAAATCTTGTAACTGGGGTTGGTCAAAATGGTACTTTAGTACTATCTCGATTGACTCCAAGTGCTGGAGGTGCTGTCAGTTTTCAGATGTACGCCAGATTTGTTGATATTTCAATTGAATATCCAACTGGTATGCTTCTGTCTGACGAACTTGTAGCATTACAGAATGAGAGACGTGAAAGGGAAGAAAAGATAAGTATGATGGAAGAATTGGCTTTACTTCGAATGAAAGTTAATCGTACAAACCCCGAAATCTATACGCAAGGTTTATCTGAGGCTTCAAAGTTCCTGACTTCAGGAGTTTTGTCTCAGACAGCTTCGGCCGTTTCCGGTGTTGCAAACATGTTGTCTGGAATACCTGTAATCGGGAATATAGCTTCTGCTGTATCCCCGATTGCTGGTGCTCTAGCGAATGTGTTTTCATCATTTGGATGGTCGAAGCCTGTTAATGATAAACCACCGCACCAGTTGAAAATTCAACCTGGAGCGTCATCCATCACTGCTGATGGTGTATTCAATGGACACGAAATCACGTTTTGTACAGGTAATACTGTAAAAACGGATAACGGTTCCTTTGGATCGCAATTAGACGAGATGGATATTGATTACATCATGCGTTCACCAAATACTATTGACGTATTCCCCATTTCTACGGAGATGTTACCAGGGACTGTATTGGCAAGATATCCTATCGATTTATGTAAATGGAACCAGTTGGAAACAACAGGTCCCTATTATGATCGAAGGTTTTTCTTGACTCATCAGACCATGGTTACACATCTGTTTAGATGGTGGATGGCCACTTGTATTTTTGATTTCGAGGCTTATATGACTAAATTTCATAACGTGCGCTTACGATTCACAGTTATTCCTGGAGCAACAGACAGTACAGATTTGAGCACTGTCACAATTGACGATAACAATTCAACAGTTATCGTCTTTGGTGACACTGTTACATATCAGGCAGTTTGTCCAGAAGTTTCTGCGACACCTTTCTTGAAAGTAAGAGGGGTTGAGGGTAATTTGACACCATTTAATGATCAAACAGTAACAACTATTGGTCAATTGGTAGTCTTCCTGGAGGTGCCTCTCAAGGCAACTTCAGATGTAGCACCAAACACAGTCTATGTTGAAACTAAGTTTCATGCACAGAATGTGCGTTTTGGTGTGCCCTCTCAAGTAAGAGCATATGCTGTTAACAATCTGGCTCCTTCTAGAGATGAAGAAGATGAGGCAGAAATCATAAGAACACAAGGTCTTTCATCAGCCGCCTTATATTCCGAAGGTCATTTACCTGGCCGTTCGGACGTAATGGAGACTGGTGTAACACCAGGTTTGAATTCTGATGGACCAAAACCTAATGGAGGCATTTTACATGCGACATTTGGAGAGATGGTTAAAAGTTTGAAACAAATCATGTTGGGTTTTCAATACTTTGGTTATTTTAATAATGCCACAAGTAGTGTAAATCCAGTATTGGTTGATGTTGGCACGTCTAGTTTAACGGCGGCCGGTTTGTTTATAAACAAACCTACAAACTATGATATCATTGACACTCTAATGTCTATGTATGCGTTCTATAAAGGTGGTTTTCATTTGAGGATTCTGCGACAGGAAGAGTCGAGTAGGAACTTTTGGGTCTATATGTCCCAACAGGCCTACTTGGCTCCAACTCGAATAAGTCTTTCTCCCACAGATCAGGCTATAAATGGAATTCCGTTTACACGTGAAATTCCTATTATACCTTCTCTTGAAGGAGTTATAGATGTTCGAGTTCCCTATTGGCAGGGTACTCACATGGTTAGAGTTCCTTATGATTCTGCTCAATCTTTCGATTATCTTGAGCGAACCCCGATTGTTATCGGTATCGGTCAGATGGGCTATGGCTCGGCTACTAAAGAAACATTCAATTTGTCGTTCCAACGTTCTGTTGCGGACGATTTTTGTATGGGTTTTCTGTATGCGATCCCGCCTATCCAACTGAGATATGACGTTTTGTGATACCTCTTCTTAATGAGGACGCTCTCTTCAAGAGCGTTTAATTTTAATAGATTTTAATGGTCACCCTATTTTACCAACAGGGTCCTATCTGGGGGAGGTATCCAGAAGGTTCAGTTAAAATCTTTAAGAAGAGTTATTCTGGTAAGGTTTTAAAGCTACCTGGTTTATCATCTTAAATGGTAAATCAGCTTTTCATTTAAAAAAAAAAAAAAAAAAAAAAAAAAAAAAAAAAAAAAAA